TACGACACAAAAATCTCTGAAGGAAGAATTTACCGTCTAATGAAGAATATGGCGCTCCCTAAAATGGCAACCGTTAAGCCAAAACGAGCTCTTAAAGAAGCTCAAAAAAACTCCCCTCAAAACTTACTCAAGCAAAAATTTAATCCTGACCAACCAAATCAAGTCTGGACAACAGACTTCACCTATATTTCTATCGGATATAAGAAATATGTCTATCTCTGCGCAATACTTGATCTCTATTCTAGAAAATGTATTGCTTGGAAATTGAGTCATCGTATGGATGCAAAGTTAGCATGTGACACTCTAGAATTAGCTCTTAATAAAAGAAAGATTGAAGGAACACTTCTCTTTCATTCCGACCAAGGGTCACAATTTAAGGCCAGCGAATTTAGAAAAATTATTGATGACAACAATATCATGCATTCTTTTTCTAATCCTGGATATCCTTATGATAATGCCGTAACGGAAGCATTTTTCAAGTATTTAAAGCATAGACAAATCAACCGAAAACATTATCAAAATATCAAACAGGTTCAATTAGACTGCTTTGAATACATTGAGAATTTTTATAACAATTACAACCCACATACGGCTAATCTAGGACTAACCCCTAATCAGAAAGAAGAAAATTATTTTAACGCAATAAAATAACACGGTTTTCTGTCTACTTATTTGACATTAGTCCATAGGTAACTCTATAAAATCCGTGCGTTTTGGTCTATCAACTTTTCGTACAACTTGATAATCATCTAACACCGTCTCAACAGTCTTAGTAATTGTTTTTTGATTACTATTGCGGTTTCCGATGTACGCAATTAAAGCAATAAATGCTAGTATTGCTACTCCTGTTACTGGATTTTCCATCATGATAGCTTCCTCCAATCCGTCTTAAATCACTCAACAACTGCATCCCGTGGTATCTTTATACTTCCGCTTTCGTTTTTTATAACTGGCATACCTTTATCTATATAATATTGCAGCGAATCATTTCCAATACGTAACCACTTCATCGCCGCAGACTGTGTCATCACAGGAGGAAATGCGTGGTCTAAATTTAACACCTCTACTTTTTCAGCAAATAAACTTGTTAATATATCTTCTATTGTTACTTTCAATGACTCTTCAATAGACATTGTATTTACCTTCTTTCTGTGCTATAATTTAATAAACATTTTTCGTAAGTCACTGTCCCCGCAGTCGTTTTTTGTTTTATTTAAATTCATCTAAGCTGATACCTAGTCCTGTAGATAACTTGACCATGTTCGGCCATGACAGATGTTTAATTCTCCCACTTTTTAAATCACTAAAGTGGCTTTTGTTAAGCCCTGTTAGTTTTGCTAATTTATTCATATTGAGATTTTTCTCAAGCATTATTTTATTGACTTTTTCCCACATAATATTTCCCAGAAATCAACATATTGTGTTCAAATTTTATTTATATAACAATATGTTATGTCTTTCGTCCCTTTCTGATATAATTTATTTGAATATGACCTCTCACCGTTGTATTCAAAAAATTATGGAAAAGAGGGAAGGTTATGATTAATTCACAGAAAATTAAAGAGACATTGGATAGACACGACGTGTCTGAATCAGATAAATTATCAGTAGCTTTGGCAGAGATACTCAATAAACATTTATCTGGCGAAAATCTCTCTAAAACTGTGCATGAACACGACAAACGTATGGCACGTATGCGTGGAGAAATCATGTAACTAGAAGCTCTCAGTTAATTCTGAGGGCTATTTTTTAGCAAAATCACGAAATTTTGAAAAATCTGTAATTTCAAACTTAATATTTTTTGTTGCTTCCTCTTTTTTTAGAAGCAAAACTTCATCATAGCAAGCGTTAATAAATTTAAAATTTTCTTCCCCAAGCTTTATTCTGATTTCTAAGTATTGGTTAAGTTGTTCGTCTGTAATTTTTTTCATATGTTCCCTTTCTAGGCAATGTCTTCCTGTTCAATTAGTGGCAAAATATTGTTGTCTTTCAGCAACTCGTATAGGAACAGACGCCCCTTTTGTGTCCACGTCGTCGTCACATTGGCTCTTGTATGGCCGTTTTTGTCTTGATAGTCAAATGTGTGACTGTCTGTGTAACCTTTGCCCATATGTCGTTTATAGAGAATCCATTGTCCATTCACTTTGTGCTGCACACCAAATTCTAATAGTGTTTTATTGAATTTATTGGCAGACATACCATAATCAGCAGCAATCTGTGTTACTCTCAAAGCTCCCTTGCTCTCAATGATTAGATCAAGGTAACGCGCTTGCTTTTGAGCTTCTTTTAAATCTAACTGCAATCGATTATTTTCCATCGTTAAGTTAGTGATTTTCTTATCTGCTATGAGCAAGGCTCTAGCCATGATTTTCTCAGGACTATTGAAGTCTTTTTCAACCTGGATAAAGTACTTGCGGACTTCTTTACCTTTGTCATTTCTTTGTATCATTGCGATTTCTTTGGCTGAGTCTAAGTTAAAAATGTGTTCGACGTACTCTGACTGATTGCCTTGAGCTGTTACTTTTTTTTGAGCAATAGCTATAAAGTCAGTACCTTCAGAGAAGCCATAATCAAGCATTCGTTTAAGCCAGTCATTATATTTACTTTTAACTTCAAGACCTTTATGTAAGTCTCGACCACTTACAACTGGTTCTTGATTTTCGTTTAGCGTTACGTTAATTATTTCGTTCATATAAACTCCTTTCTTTGATATAATTTTTAATAAAAACGAGGTTTACTTATGTTAGACATTGATACACAATTTATAGACGCAATCAGTAAAATACTATCTGACTATGTTTCTCATTCTGAAATAACACGAATGGGCGAAGTTTTAGGTTATCCTCAAAACGACCAAAATTCTGGGTTTAACAAGCACAAACGGGTGCACAATCTCATGTCTGATATATTAAATAGGACACAGAATACAGATAATATAAAACTTGTGATTGAATACGTCTGTAACCCTTTGAGGTATATCAATGAAGCTTCGGTTTTTGAACATTTAAGAACTGCACTCAACATTCCCCTTTCTCTGAAAGGATTGACTATATCAGATAACGGACGAATAATTGGTACAACTATCTCAAAAACATTACCAGAAGCCAAAAAACGTTTTGAAACACTTGATAGTAGACTGAGAGAACTAAAAATCCATTCTCAAGTTTTAAGATTTTGTACCCAAGAACTCTTACAAGAAAACTATTTCCATGCCGTCTTTGAAGCAAGTAAAGGGATTTTCCACCGTATTCGTCTACTAACAGGCTCATCAATGGACTCAGCTAGTCTGATAGATCAATGCTTCAAACTCAAAGAACCTATCGTTATCATAAACGGTAACAAACTACAAACGCTTAACGAGCAGAGCGAGTACAAAGGATTGAAAAATCTATTGCTCACAATTGCTCACCTTTATCGCAATTCAAAAGCCCATAAACTCAAGTATTACAATCCAGATAGTATCAACGATGCAATTACCGCATTAACACTTATGTCCCTCGCTCACAATCTCCTTGACAACTGCACTAATACTAGGAGACTTGATTAGCAACTTGTAAAATTCTGCTGTCACCTCAGCTAATCTAATCGCTTCATCATCAATTGGGCTATTGTAGTCTTCTAGATGATGAAGTTTTTTCGTTAGTTGCTCAGATAAGTGCTCTATTTGTATGAATATTGACTTTTGAAGCCCTGAAATAGAACTCATCAACTCCATTTCATTATGGCTTAAAATTTCTTCCATCCCTTCTCCTTTCTAAGCTACATCGCCTTTTTCTAAACTGGCAGATATTCCTGGTTAAGGAATTTATTAATAAAGTATTGTTGCCCTTTACCAGTAACTTTTGGGGTTACATTTGTTGTAGTGTGACCGTCAGAGTGATTGATGGCTGTTTTTTTGAGTTCAAACAATCCAAGTTGCATACTTTTTTGCGTTGGCTGATTCCAAGACTCACCACGGCGACTGATTAGGTAGCCGTTGGCTCGTAACCACTGAAATAGCTTATTCTGACCAATATTGATTCCATTCTGTTTCAGGATTTTAGCTAACTCACCAATCAGACAAGATGATTTGCTAGCACTTACAGCGTCCGCAAACAGCACTTTAGGGCGGTCAGCCTCGATTTGTGCCTCTAGTTTGTGGACTTTCTTATCTGCCATGAGTAAGGCTCTTGCCATGATTTTTTCTGGACTATTGAAGTCCTTTTCAACCTGGATGAAGTATTTGCGGACCTTTGCCCCTTCATCTGTTTTAGAAATCATTGCTAAGTTTTTAGCAGCATCTAAAGATAAAGAATAGTCCTGTATTTCTCGGACAGCTCCGTTATTTACAACCGTAGTTCCGACTACACTTGTAAAATCATATCCTTCTTCAAGAATTTTGAAGTTTTGTTCTACCCATTGGCTAAAGCGTGTTTTAACTTTCAGACCTTTGTGCAAATCTCTAGCGCTTACGATAGGTTCTTGATTTTCGTTTAGTGTTACGTTAATTAGTTGATTCATGTTATTCCTTTCTAGTAGATGAGAATTTCTCAAGTATGTTTCAAAAAATTTAACCTCCTAGAAGGTCACTTGAGCTTACACCGTAAACTTCATATATTTTTAATAAATTTCTTGACTTTATTCTATATACATCTTGTTCCCAAGAACTAACAGTCTGTTTTGATACTCCAATACTTTTACCAAATTCTTCTTGATTTAACTTATACTTAGCTCTAATTTCAGCGATTGTAATCACTGGTTTCGTCATTCCCCCACCCCCTTTCTATCTGTTTTTAGTACCTCTAATCTGCTATAATGTGAGCAGAAAGGAGGTGATTGTATGGATAAATTAACAAAAGATGCCAAGTTTCTTTTAAGTTCAATGTATGTCAAATACAACGAGAGACGTAAAGATAAAATTTCTAAAGAAGAGTCTCGCAATTTCGAAGATATTCAATTCATCAAAGAAAACATTATGAATGAATGGTCTGAAGAAGATGTATTAGATACTTGTTTTGAACTTAGAAAACATGGTTATATTTCAGCGACGGCTGCAAGCGATACGCTTTATCTAATTTCGTTAACAACCGAAGCTATCGCTGAACTTGAGAAACAAGACCAAGCCAAGACTTTATCTGGCAGGATAGAATATTGGCTTGAGTTTGCTAAGAAAATAAAGGATGCTATCCCTTTTGCTTAGAAGCTTTTTCGGACAACGCTTTATCTTTTAAGTGTTTGAGTCCAAATGGATCTGATTGAATATCTAATATTATTTTTTCCATTTGTTCCATGTTTTGTTTCATTTCTTCTCTGTAAGAATTTTGAGCTTTGAATTCAGTCGCAATGGATTCAAGGCTTTTTGCTATGCTTGACAAAATTTCTTTCATAATTACCCACCCCCTTTCTATCTAAATTCGTCTAGGCTGACATCTAGAGCGTCAGCGATTTTGGCCATCTTGGAATAACCGGGATCATGATTTTTTATATTTTCGATATTTCTACGACCTAATCCCGTAGCTTTTCCAAGGCTTTCAAAACTATATCCGTGTTCTCTGACGAGCTTTTTGAACTTTTCCCAGTTGATTGTAATATTTTCTTCACTCACTTGCTTCTCCTATTGATAACCACTAAATATAGTGTTATTATATATATTAAATTTCAAAGGAGATATTATGTCCGAAAATAACGAATTTCTACTCCCTTTCCACAAAAAAGAATATATTGCTAATTTTATATCAGAAAATATTTACGTTCCAAGCGGTGAACACAGCGTAGATTTTTCAGTGACCTTAATGAATCTAAATTATGAAAATGGTGCAGTATATTCCATTTCATTATTTATCTACGAAACCGAAGAAGATGGAACTATTTCTGGTAAAAAAGGAGGCGTGAGCCAACGAATGCCACTCGTTAGCATTTTGCAAGATTCACACTATCCTTTTCCTTCTCACATTGATTTTCCTCTTAACATAACTATAAAAGCGTTGACGTATGAAACCAATAAAGTTTATGCTGCCATTTTTACACTAAGGAATAAAAATGGCAATGAGATTTCTAAAGCCACAACATACTTAAAAGGAAAATGATTGCTATGTTAAAGGAATATACCCTCTCAGATACCCCCCAGGCAAGGGTAATTGCCTATGATGTAATTGAACCATATGTCAAAAATACGATTCACGATGAACAAGTAGAACAGAACAAAATCATTGCTGATATCGATAAGAGATTAGTAGCAGTCGAAACCATAATTAATTCAAACAGAAGCAATCGTACTGAAAATAAAGCAAATATATCTTTATTTTTCACTGGTATAACAGCAATAATTTCTTTGATAAAAATATTTATTTAGAGTTCTGTTAGTTTAAACACCTTATTTGATATCATTCTATTTTTAATCTCTAACAATTCATCATCAGTTAATTCAACGGAGATGTCTCCCAGCTTTTTATTCACCGTATCATTATAATATCTATTAATAGTCATCCAGCTTCCATTTGTAAATTTTGTTCGAATTCTAAAAAATTCATCAATCGTTTTTTCTATTTCTTTTTCTATTTCTTTTTCTTTATCCATAATTTCCGTCTCTTTTTTATCATTCATAATTAAATCTTTCTCTCTATCATCTTCTGATGTCTTGTTGTAATCATAAGACCCAAACAACAATTTTTTGATGTTCATATTTTCTCCTTATTAATCATTTTTAGCGTCATTTTCCGCTGATTCTCTTGTATTAATATCTTAGAAGAACCTAGTACACCGTATTTAATTTTTTCCATATCTTCCTCCTACTCCCTCACGGGAGTTTTTATTTTGTAATAAGCCAAGCGATCAGCCAAGTGATACCACCTAGCACTAACAGAGCTGGCAATAAGCCACCTTCAAATTCAACGCTTGTTTTTTCCTTGCCATCACGACTAGTAAACGTGTGTTCTAAATCGCCTAGCATTAGTTTTTTCCAATTCATTTTGTACCTCCTAAAAATGTTATAATCAACTTATCCTAGCAGAAAGGAGGATAAGCTAATGAAAATTTCTAATTCAAAAGATTTAGCTCTCGCTATTGTCGCTTCTTCTAGCCCTACTTTGTCTATCGAAGATAAAATCAAACTTTACGAAGACTCTGTGGAAGCTATTGAGCAACACAATTTACCTTTCGTTGAAGCCGAAAAACAAAAGCAAATCAACAATGGTAAAGTTGTAACCGGAGCTCTTGGACGCGGCGAATCATTGTTTTGATAAATAGTCGCCAATTTCGAGGAACCCTTTAGCAAGCTCGCATCTTGTTAAGGGATCTTCTTCGTCTGCGAAGTCTCGCAAAATTTGCATGTGCATTTCTTTTAACACTCCGATAAACGTTTCATTTCGCTCACTCATGACCTCTCCTTTCATCTTGCGGAGATACAGCCAATGTGCTAAACTAAACTTACCCCTATTAGGGGAGAGGGCTTCTTAGCCCTCTTGGTATTGTCACCACTCTATTGAGTAGTGAATCCTAAGCTTAAACCAAAGAATCTTGATTTCGACTTCTAGTTCTTTGTGTTTAGGCTTTTTGTTTAGCCTCGACTTCATCAGCTGTACCTCCTTTTTGTTTTGCTTAATTCCTTAAGCTTGATTATATTATACTTGAGATTTTCTCAAGTGTAAACAGTTTACTTGATTTTTTTTCAAGTTTTTTTGAAATTTTAACAACTTCACTTGATTTTTTTTCATTTCTACTATAAAATGTAATTAACAAAAAATCAAAAAAGGAATAAATAAAATGTCAGATATTCAGAAAATTTCAGAGCGTATCAGGCAACTTAGGTTAGATAATCATTTAGAACAAACAGAGGTAGCAGAATTTATGGGCTACAAATCTTTTACTACTATCTCTAAATGGGAGAATGGGAAAAATCTACCTACTGGTGGAAAGTTAGTTAAATTAGCTCAATTATTTGGCACTACAACTGATTATATACTTCACGGAATAAATTCAGAGAGTACTCCTCTATCTTCCTCTCCCACCCCAAAAGTCTTAGAGCTTGACCGCAGTCTCAAAGAACCACATCACGGTGAATGGATTTCATACGGTGATAAATTATTAGAACAACAAAACACAGTAGAAAACAGTAAGGATATAGTAGTAGAATTATTCTCTTACAACTACTACGACCACGCAGCTTCAGCTGGTACAGGGCAGTATCTAAATGATGTACAAGTAGAAACAATTGAATTACCAGTCGATTATGACGCTGATTTTGTCATACCGGTTTATGGCGATTCTATGGAACCAGAGTATCACTCTGGGGACTATGTGTTCGTTAAGCTATCCGTAGAGCTCGTAGATGGCGATATAGGCGTTTTTGAATATTACGGTGACGCTTATATCAAACAGTTGCTTATAAACAATGAGGGAGCGTTTTTACATAGTCTAAACGATAAATATAGTGATATCCAAATCGATAGAGATAGTGATTTTAGGATTATCGGCGAGGTTGTGGGGAGTTACAAGGAGAATTAATATGCTGGAAAAAGTTGAACGCTTAATCTCGGAAATTAATAGAATACACCTTGTTTATTCGCAAGATTATTTTGAAACTGGGAAAGTTGAAAAGATTAATCTAAAACATACCTTTTCAAAAGTACCTGTTCAAGCGATTTTAGATTACCGCTTGAATTTGCACGAATCCATCAATGATTATTTGATGAAAGCCGATGTCAAAGATATCCCTTACGTCTATCGTGTCAAAACATCAGAAAGTATCTTAGACAAAATTGAACGTTTTTCCAAAAGACAAGATGGTTATCCTGTGAATTCTATTCTTAATGACATTTTTGGCGCTCGTATCATTTTATCTTCTGAGGATATTTCACAAGTGATGGAGCAACTCGATGAATGGAAAGATAAGTTCGATTTAAAAAACTGGTATTTACGAGATAAAGATAATTACACAGGAATACACGTTTATTTCAAGAATAAGAGCAACCACTACTATCCTTGGGAGTTACAAATTTGGGATGAGAAAGATGTTGATCAGAACATTGAAAGCCATAAATTATTTAAACGTCATTTTGTATAACGTGCCATTTTACCCCAGTCGAAATGTAAATAGGAAAATTAATAACTATGTGTAATATCTGAACCACGTTAAAAGCTGAAATCAAAATCAGGAGAATTAAAAATGGGATTTTTTGCACAGCGTTGTCCTTACTGCCAAAGTACAAAAGTACAATTTATGAACCAAGACCGTAAAGGTTTTAATGGTTGTGTCGGTTGTATCGGATTTTTAATTGCTTGGCCGTTCTTATTGCTAGGTTTGGTTGGGAAAAAGGGTAAAAACAACTGGCATTGCACAAATTGTGGAAGAACGTTTAAGACAAAATAAAAAAAGCCCCACGCTCAAATTTTGGCCAAGGAGAGCGTGAGGCAAATTCTAGTATAGTAAAAACCTGCTTTTTGGGAGGGGTTTTTACCATACCTATTTTAACAGAAAATGAGGTATAAAACAATGTGGATAGAGGAGCTAGCCAACGGGAAATTTAAATATATCGAAAGATATACTGACCCTCTAACAAATAAGTACAAAAAAGTATCTGTGACACTAGATAAAAATTCTAGTCAAGCTCAGAAAAAAGCTGGTTTAATATTGCAGGAAAAGATTGAAGATAGGCTCGCTATCAGAAATCACTCAGAAATGACTTACGGAGAACTTAAAAAGGAATATCTAAAGCAATGGATACCGACCGTCAAAGACTCCACAAAACGTGGTTATTTAGTATCTGACAGTCATATAGCAACCGTGTTACCAGATGATACAATTATCAACAAGTTGACTAAACGTGATATTAGACTAATCATTGATAAACTATTAAAACACAATTCGTATCATGTTACGCATAAATGTAGAAAGAGATTGCATGCCATATTTTCTTATGCGATACAAATGGACTATATGACAAGTAATCCGACGGAGAACGTCTTAGTTCCCAAACCAAAGGATGATTACAAGCCTGAAAAGGTGCTTTATTTAACATCTAACGAGGTTTACGACCTGTGCAATAGAATGATAGACAATGATGAACAAACGCTCGCAGACATCGTTTTATTCATGTTTTTGACGGGTGTACGGTATGGAGAATTAGCTTGTCTGACTTACGACAAAATAGATTTTGAAAATAAAGAAATTCTGATTAATGCAACTTACGATTTTAACACACGAGAAATCACTACGACCAAGACCAAAAAATCAACACGCAAAATATCTGTATCAGATAATATTTTAGATATCGTCAATAAACAGAAAAAGACAAGTTCATTCGTCTTTCCAAATTCGAACGGTGTACCGATTTTAAACGCATACATCAATAAGCGATTGAAAATTTACGGAGATTATCACACGCACTTATTTAGACACTCGCATATATCATTTTTAGCAGAAAAAGGGATACCGCTAAATGCGATAATGGATAGAGTTGGTCACAGCGATCCAAAAACAACATTATCTATTTACAGTCACACAACTGTAAATATGAAAGAAATTATAAATAAACAAACTGCCCCTTTTGTGCCCTTTTTAAAACCGGAATAAAACAAAAAGCCTTTAATACAAAGGCTTTTGACGTTATTTACATGTCCCCTGCCGGAATCGAACCAGCAATTACTCCTTAGGAGGGAGTTGTTATATCCATTGAACTAAGGGGACCTAGTAAAAAAACTGCCCACAGGCAGATTTTTTACGTCTTGGTTGTCCAGTTTTAAAACATAGTTACTATCCTCAAACAACCAAGCATTTTTAAAATCTGATCATCAAAATTAACGACGGATTTCTTTAATACGTGCAGCTTTACCTTGCAATGCGCGTAAGTAGTAAAGTTTAGCACGACGTACTTTACCATAACGAACAACTTCGATTTTATCAACACGAGGAGTGTGAATTGGGAATGTACGCTCTACACCGATACCACCAGAAATTTTACGTACTGTGTACATTTCTGAGATTCCTTGACCTTTACGTGAGATAACAACACCTTCAAAGATCTGAATACGTTCGCGAGTACCTTCAACAACTTTAGCGTGAACACGTACAGTATCACCAGCACGGAACTCAGGGATATCAGAACGAAGTTGACCTTCTGTCAAACTTTGAATTAATGGATTCATTTTTATTCTCCTTCTCTTACTAATCTTAAGTACTTGTCTCAGCGGATTAGCCGTTTTTTGTGCGTCCAT